GACATAACCGTAATACAAGCAATTGACTATCTTGTATCAGCATTACATAGCGGCTTAACCAACCCATCTACAAAATGGTTTGAATTAAGAATGAAGGATAGTGTTCTAAGCCAAGATCCGGAGATCGCAGCATTCCTAACTAAGGCTAGGGACTATATGCTAGATTGTTTTAATAGCTCATCATCTGCATTCCCTGGCCAGAATCACGAAGTATTGCTATCTTTAGTTCAGTATGGACCAGGATGTCTACTTGTCGAAGATAACGTTGAAAAGGGCATTAGATTCTCAGCAATACACATTTCAGAAGTATACATAGCTCAAAATGCATTCGGCATTGTAGATACCGTATATAGAAAGTTTCAAATGACTGCTCGCCAAATGGTACAAAGATGGGGCGATGCTGTGCATAGATCTGTTCAGGATGCCTATAAAAAGAATCCCGATACCAAGTTTGAAGTATTACACGTAGTAGAGCCTAAGTCTGATAAATATCAGCCTAAGAATAAACTACATAATTTCGTGAGTTATCACATCGATATAACTAATAAGAGCTTAATATCTGTTGGCGGTTACTTTGAAAGCCCATATATTATAGCTAGATTTAGTAAGTTCTCCTCCGAGGATTATGGGAGGTCTCCAACCTGGCAGACCCTACCGACAGTCAAACTTGTAAACAGAATGACCGAAACCATAATCAAGTCCGCTCAGCTACAGGTATCCCCTCCTTTACTACTAGCTGATGACGGAGTTATGATGCCAGTTCAGGCCAAACCAAATGGCGTCATATATGGCGGTATATCAATGGATGGTACGGCGCGAGTACAACCGCTCAACGTCGGAGGAAACCTAAACATCGGTGCTGAAATGCTTGGTCAATTCCAAAAGCAGATTAGGGACTCATTCTTTGTTGATCAATTAGTATTTAGGGATGGTCCTATGATGACCGCTACCGAAGTAATACAGCGCCAACAAGAAGCATTGAAATTGTTAGGTCCAGTAATTGGAAGGCTACAAACTGAATACTTAACTCCATTAATTGCTAAGATATTTTCTATATATGCGCGTAGTGGTAAGTTAGGCAGGATTCCACAAAAAGTTCTTGAGAATGAGTATGAGATTGAATACGTAGGTCCAGTACCTATGTTACAGAAGCAGCAAGAATCTGCTCAGTTCAATCAGTTCATAGGTGCGGCAAGCTCTTTGATACAACTTAACCCAAGTACCTTAGATAACTTTGACTTAGACGTTGCAGCCCGTAAGATGGCTGATAGCTTGGCTATATGGAAAGATGTTGTACGTCCAGTTGAAGATGTAGCTAAGATTAGGGAAGCTCAGGCACAAGCTCAACAAGCTCAAATGGCTATGCAATCAGCTGAACAAGCTGCTACTATTAACTCAATCATGAATAAGTAGGTAATAGATGTTAGATAGAATTAGGAATATATTTAATTTATCAAAGCCTAAATCAAGTAATATTGAGCTGGCTAAGGCCTATCAAGATGTATTGGCAACTGAATCTGGTAAGAAGGTCTTGACCGACCTCCTAAAATTTAGTAAAATATATGACTCAACGTTTGTACCAAGCGATTCACATACAACTGCCTTTTACGAAGGTATGCGTAGAGTAGGCTTAAGAATAGCTTCGTTGATAAACGTAGACGTTAATGATAAACAAAACCACGGGGAAATAAATGATGGATTCGAATCAAACGATCTCTAATACTGAGACAACCGTTTCTGAAGCGATAGTAACTAATACCGTAGCTCCTGAAGCACCAGCTGTTGCACAAAATGCAACAGTTCAAGCACAACAAGTAACACCAGATGTAGGAGCGCCAAGTCTATTTGATTCATTAAGCGATGAGTTAAAACAGTTTGCAAACCTAAAAAATTTCAAGGATGTAAACGAGCTTGCTAAAAGCTATATGCACGCACAATCCTTAATAGGTAAGAGAATTCAGGAGTTATCTCCAGAAGATATAAAACATATTAACTTCCTTAAGGGTGCACCAAAGAGTCATGAAGAGTACGCACTACCAGCAGAGCTTCCTAATGATGTTGTTGATTGGTACAAGAAAACCGCACATGATGCAGGATTAAGCCAAGAGCAGGCCAAGAAAGTAGTTGACAAATATATCGAATTAAATAGAGACTTTGCAGCTAAGCAAGAAGAGCAGATGAAAATCCAAACTACTAACTGGGCTAATGAATTAAAGGCTGAGTTTGGTAATGCATTTGATAACAGGATACAGGTTGCTAAACGTGCCGTAGAAAATTTCGGTGGTCAGGAATTAAAAGATATCCTTAATCAAACAGGTTTAGGAAGTCATCCAGTAGTAGTAAAAATGTTTGCTAAGATTGGTGAAAGCTTACTAGAAGATAGTCTAATTCAAAGTGATTATGAGAAAGTTATAGGGTTAACTCCAGCTGATGCTAAAAATACTTTGAATACTAAACTATTAGATAACGATTTTAGAGGTGCTTTGTACTCCGCTACACATCCAGCTCACAAGGCTGCAGTAGCAGAATATGAAAGATTATTGAGTGCGATGCATCCCAAAGGATAAGCCGTGGTAGGCCCCTGTATAATAACTCGCTAGTGGCGTAACCACAGAATAGCCCCAGAAATGGACAAGCGGTTTCGAAAACAAAAAACAACTTTAATTAATTTAAAACGAGGAAAATATGTCTTATACTATGGACTCAATCTTTGTAAATGCTTATAATGCGATGTTGCATCATTTGTCTGAACAAAGAGGATCAAAACTAAAAGGCCTCTTCCAAGAGGAACAAGCAAAGGGTGAAAAACACTTCTTTGATAGAGTCGGTGCGTTCTCCGTATCCGAAATCAACAGCTTGGCATCGCCAGTTCTATTACAGGACAGCTCTATGTCAAGACGTATGGCTACCTTAAAAGCTTACGACGCCGCTACATTAATACACGATGTCGAAAAGATGAAAATGTTGGTAGACCCTACAAACGACTACGTTGTTAAAATGATGAATGCTCATGGTAAAAACTATGACTTAGCATTGATCAATGCCTTGATTGGTACAGCAGCTACAGGTAAAGAAGGCGCAGGCTCACAAGCTTTCGACTCAAACCAACAAATAGCTCATGGATCTACAGGCCTAACAGTAGCTAAACTTCTACAAGGCTTACGGATATTGGAAAGCAATGATGTAGACATGGATTCTAATAATGTTTATTTATTAGTTAACGCTCGTGGTCGCGAAGACTTACTTGCTGATTCAAACTTTACTTCACATGACTTCCAAAACGTTAAGGCTTTGGCAGGTAGAGAGTTACCTTCTTTCAGAGGTATACAATTAGTACACACTGAAAGATTACCAGCTCACACAGCCGGCTCAGTATACAGAGCAATCCTCTGCACTGATAACGCTCTTAAAGTTGCTAAAGGCATGGATCCAGTTGTTGATATCTCTCAACGTAAAGATATCCAAGATCTACCATTCCAAATCTATACAAAACAAGCATTCGGTGCTGTACGTATGGAAGAAGGTCTAGTAGTTGACATCTTGTTCCAATAATAACAATTAAAATAGGAGTAATTAACTATGCCAATCGGAACAGTTAAATCAGTAAACGTAACAAACATAGAAGCCAGTCCAACTAGTTTGTTGTGGAAGAAAAAAGGTGAAGTTAAGCTTATAGATAGAATATCTTTAGCTACCACCGCAATGGACGACGTGGGCGATATAATATTGATGGGCCCAGTAAGATCTGATGCTATCCTAGTAGAACTAGCGTTCTATAACGATGCATTGGCAGCTTCTGGTCTAGCATATAATATCGGTCTATACTACTCAGGTATAGGTGGAAACCAAGCAGAACTTGGTAGAACATCTGGAACTGTAATAGACGCAGACTGCATAGGAACCGCAGTAGCCTTCAGCACCGCACGTGTTGTACCAGGCTTTGTAGGTTTCGAAGCACGCGACATTGTTGACATAACAAAAGAGTTATGGGAAGTTGGTGGACTAGCATCTGATCCAGGTGGACTATTCTACATCGGCTTGACATGCTCTACCGTAGCTACTACACCAGCTGCTGGAGACATTGTTATGGTGGCTGAAACACTATAAGTAATATTGGGGGACTGCCGGATTGTACTGGTGTCCCCTATATACATTTAAGTATGTAAACTGTACTTAAATCTATATAATAAAGGTAAACATGGCATCAGTAACACAAATATGTAATAGGGCTTTAATAAGACTTGGAGCCAGTACAATCACAGATATAACAGAGAACTCTAAGGAAGCGCGTTTATGTAACATTATTTATGATCAGGTTCGTCAAGAACTTTTAAGATCACACCCCTGGAATTTTGCAATACGTAGAGCAACCCTAGCTTCCGATACAGAATATCCACCATTTGAATTTTCATACCAATATAGTTTACCATCAGATTGCTTACGTGTATTATCTATGGTTGATAGCGCAGAAAACTATAAATTAGAAAATAATAAAATACTAACCAACGAAGCAGTAGTAGACATTCTTTATATAGGCGATGTTGAGGATCCAACTCAATTCGATTCCCTGTTTAATACATTATTAGTATTGCGTATAGCTATGGAATTAAGCTATAATATTACCGGAGCTACCTTTGTATACTCAGCTATTCAATCTGAATTTAACCAGGTTAGACGAGAAGCTAAGCTATATGACGCACAAGAGGGTACACCATTAGATTTTGGAGATGGCGACTGGTTAGGGAGTAGGTAAATAATGGCAATTGTAAATTACATTCAGGCTAGCTTTGCTGCCGGAGTACTAACACCTAAACTAGCAGGACGTACTGATCTATCTAAATACAAGACAGGATTAGCATCATTACATAACTTTCTAGTATCACCATATGGATGTGTGTTTAGAAGGCCTGGGACACGCTTTGTAGAGCCAACAATAAGTACCAGTAATATATCCCGCCTAGTAAGATTTGAATACTCTAACGAGCAAGCTTATCAGATAGAATTTTCTGCAGGTAAGATCAGATTCTATAAAGACCAAGGTCAGATCTTAAGAAGTAGAGGTATAACTAACGGAACATTTACTTCAGGTATTTCAGGATGGACATCCAATAATGCTGGTACGGGAACTATTTCATGGGATGCTGGTAACCAAAGATTAAGTTTAAATGGTGGTGGCGGTGCCAACTATGCTCGCGCCTATCAAGCAGTTGCTAATATAGGCTTGGGTACATTTACTATAACAATGGACGTAGTCACATCTACAATAACTTATAGAGTAGGAACTTCTGTAGGCGGATCGTCCTTAGCTACAGGAACCCTAACTGCTGGTACTGGAAAAACATTTAACTTCACTGTTACTGCAAACTCTACCGTATATATAGAATTTGAATGCGCTTCTACAGCAGGTATAGATAACATTGTTTTAAACACAGGTAATATCTACGAAATAGATATACCATATACCAATAGTGAAATAAACGATTTAAGATTTGCACAATCTTTCGACACACTGTATATTACACATAGGTCTTACGTACCAAGACAACTTCAAAGACTTGGACATGATAACTGGGTACTATCAACTGTATTATTTATTGAGCCTCCTTATCTAGATGAAAATACATCAGATACGACAATAACACCAAGTGCTACGACTGGATCCGTAACTGTAACAGCCTCATCTGCTATATTTGCTTCAACTGATGTTGGTAGGGCTATCCGATATAAATCCGGACCAGATAGATCTGATGTAACCAATTATACTGGAACTGGTACACAAACCTACTTTGATATTCCCTTTTACCCACAAGGACCTAGCGATCTAGTAGTAAGTTTTATAGAAAGTTCAGGCGCTCGTACTGCCAAAACCTATACATCTGGAGCTCCGGGTGCTGGTCAATTTACTATAACTAATGGTCAGATTCGTACTGGCGATACGGCCTCATCATCACAACGTGTTGAGATATCTCCGGCATATGCTGGATCCGGAGAGTGGGGATGGATGAAAATAACCGCATATACATCATCTACACAAGTTACAGCCCTGGTACAAAAAGACTTAGCTGGTACTAATGCATCCACAGAATGGAGGTTAGGTGCTTGGTCTGAGACTACAGGGTACCCACGAGTTGTAGTATTCCATGAACAAAGACTATACTTTGCTAATACAGAAAATCAACCACAGACATTCTGGGGCTCGGCAATTGCTGACTACACTAATTTCCAACCAGATAATGTTTTGTATAAAGGTGCTATTGATAACGATACCTCAGTATCCTTTACATTAGCCGCAAATAACTCACAGGCAATAAACTGGTTAGCTTCTAAGGGAGCATTAATAATAGGTACAAGTAACGCTGTATTCTCTGCTAAGGGAAGTAGTGGATCTATAACGGCATCTAACGTATCAGTTAAAAAAGAAGCCGATATACCGACAGCATTTACACAGGTCGCAGAAACTTATAATGAAATTATATTTGTTGAGAGCTTGGGGCAACGCGTCTACTCTGTATTTTACTCTTTCCAATTAGACGGTTATGACGTACAAGAACTAACATTACTATCAGATCATTTAGGTAAGATAAGCCCAATATTAGAAATTACCTACCAACCTACCTCTAAGATATTGTGGGCTAGACGTGAGGACGGAACTCTATTGAGTTGTACCTATATCCGTAACCAAGAGGTTATTGGATGGGCTACTCACAGCATAGGGGGCACTGATTCTGATGTACAATCAATATCAGTTATCCCAGGAGCTACATATAGTGAGTTGTGGATGGTTGTAAATAGATCTGGCATGCCATCTGGATTCAGTAGAACTATTGAGTTTATGACACAGGAGTTTGACAACGAAGAAAAAGAAGATGCTATATTCCTAGACTGCTCCTTAACTTATAACGGCACATCATCTACATCTATCAGTAACCTTGATCACGTAGCCTCTGCTGAAGTATCTGTCTTAGTAAATGGCTCTGTCCATCCTAATGTAACAGTTAGCTCCGGTGGTGTGGCTACATTAAGTATTGGTGCAACTAAAGCTACATTCGGATTTGGATATGAGTCATATTTAGAAACTATGAGTATAGAAGCTGGATCTAAAATAGGATCTGCACAGGGTAGTATAAGTAGAATATCAGAAGTTAGCATACGTTTCTTTGAAACTATAGGCGCTAAAGTAGGCTTCGATTCTAACTCAATAGACATCATACAGTTTAGAGAATCCAATGATTTAATGAATACATCTCCAGATCTATATAGTGGATTTAAAATAATTAAATTTAACTCTGGATTTAACCCAGAATATAAGGTATACTTAAAGCAAGATCAGCCGTTACCAATTACGGTATTAAATATTGTATTTAAGGCCCAGATATCAGATGCACAGTAATTTAATTA